AGCTTGAGGTAGATGGAACCGCTAGTAGGTTCCGTCTGACTGAACAATCTACATGAAACGTAAGTGCTTCGCACTTAATATAAACAAACAAAAAGTGTTTGAGCGACAAGCGAAAACACGATTGATCTTTAGATCAATCCAATCCAATGCGTACAATCATCACATGGATCGTCGCAATGTCCTAAATGTTCAATGTAAATCTGGGTCACGTCCAAATCCAGGTTTCACAGTACTGTGCTGGACTTCTTGTACAGTATAGGTTTCATGTGGATCTGTGTCACGTTTGTTTGTTATGTAATAGTCCACTTCTTCCCTAGAATTAAGTTCCTCAATAACGTTACCCCTAGAGTCAACTATCTGATATCGTGTGATCATAGTAGATTATTTAATAAGTAATTATGGCTTCAAATGTATAAATATAATAGAACAGGAGTAAACAATGAAGGTATATGACGTTTTAGCAGAAAATAAACAAGTAGACGAAGGTCCTATACGTTTTCTAAAGCGTACACTAGGCAAAAACACAGCTATGGGCAAGAGTGCCCAACTAGATGTTGAACTTGACAAGGAAGTAAACAACATTTACAAGGATTTCAAAGCAGTTTCTGATCAGCGTCCTGACCAGGGCGGTATGACAGCCAAGGGATTGGCTAACTTTTTAGTTGCTAAGGGATTTGCTAGTAAGCCTTCAGAAGTTATGCGTTTCATCAATCAGGATCCTGGCTTGCAGAGAAAGATAGCCAAGGGTGCTAAGAAGCTTGCCAAAGCGGCAGGAACCGCGGCTGGCGCCGTCGGCGGAGCTTTATCAAAGGCAGGCGGAGCAGTCAAGAAAGCATTTTCTCCTAAGAAGTCAGATCTTACTCCAGGCGGAAATGATAGACAGCTAGAATTACCATTAGCAAATGGCATGTACAGTGAAGCAATGTTGGAAGCAATACTGAATGAAGTAGACATCGAACTAGACAAAAGTCAAATCAAACAGGTAATAAAAGGATTTGTAAGAAAGGGCTTTCAAGCACAGCTTGGTAGCAGACTTAAGAAAAGTTCTTACGGTGATGACTTGGGAGGTTCAGGCGTAAAGGGATCCATGCCAAAAGCAGGTTCAGGCAAATCAAAAGGATCAGGAAACATGATGCCTTCAATGGATGTACAGCAGGCAATCAGTGTTCTTAAGAATGCTGGTTACAAAGTAGACACCAAGAAAAAAACAGTTAAAATTTAATCCTACCAAAAAGGTTGTTTGGTCTTTTTAGCAGTTTCTAAATTATCCTTGATTATTTCATTAAGCATTTCTCGATCTTCCGAGCATAGGTCGTAAGCCTCTGTGAGAGATATGGATCCTCGCATCCACCAACAAAAGCGGAAAAGGTTATCTTTTATTTGCTTGACCTCGGACTCGAGCACCTTAACGTCGCGTAGGATTTCATCGACTGTTTTGGTTAAGATGCTGAACCGAAAAAATTGCTCTGATCGAAAGTTATAGGAATTTCATAAGTGTCCGGTGCTCCGGCTTCCTTTTCTTCGTCAGTCGCTTGCATGACCAATGGTTCGTGGTTGAACTTGGCTCTCTGTTCCTTAATATGATCTTGAATCTGAGTGTATACCTTTGATTCTGCCTGTTCAATGAACTGCCTAATGTGTGTTTTGTTAACAACAGCATTGGCATCACCGTCTGGCTGAATAGCTGTGATACTGTTAGCAACCATATCAATGTTAATTGCTGTAAGATTAGCAAACGCTTTCTGAAATTTTTCTAATTTCTGTGCGTCTGGTGTATCTTCGTTGCTTACGATACCTAGTATTCTTTGCTCTTCAAAAGTTTTCAAAGCATTCTTTGTAAAATCTTTGTAAGGTACAGGTGCTATTTGAACTGTGAATCCGTCAATTTTAAAAGTATCTTCAAAAGTCTTATGAAAATAGCTATCGTAAATTTGTATTAGATCAAGTGCGTAATCTTTATCGATTGTCGTACCTGGTATCTTGTGAGACATTTCCAAAGAATCACCATATGATGCTCTGCGAATCGCTATGAGGATTACATCAAGATCAATTGAAGGTATTTCCCAAGCATTCTTTATGTCAGGAATACAACTTTGAATTACATCTACAGTTGCTTGTCCGTTAATTAACGCATCTGGAGTTTTAAAAGTTATCTCATCTCTAGCCGTCATCGGCAGAACAGGAAGTTCACCAGTTTCTGGAATTTCAACAGCTCCTTTTGGCCAGTATTTTCCTCCACTAGGCAATTTAATGTAGATCTTTGGTTGTCTAATATGCTTCATGAGCGGATTAGGCTCAATATTAGTCATGTTTCCCGTTGGTTTTGGGACAGAATTATCTACCATGTTTATTTCTCCTGCTAAATATTAATATTAAGTAGCACAGTATTTATAGGTTAGGATAAACAGAGTACATAATTCATGGCAGTAGTAATTGACATTCCAGGTGTAGGCGAAGTCACAGCCCAAAACGCCGCATCAGAGCAGACCTTAAAGGACATATTAAAAGCTCTTGGTGGATCAGGACGTGGTGCCGCTGGTCCAGGAGGAGGAGCTCCCGGCGGTGCTGGTGGTGGTAAACTTGACACCAAAAAAGCCCAAGAAGGTTTAGATGACGTAGGAGAAAGTGCCTATTCAGCTTCAGGAGCATTAAGCAAGATAGCAAACGCTGGAATGGGGTTAGTTTCAGGCGTATTCAATACCCTGTTGTCAACAGTGACGGGTGTTGTCGGAGGAATAACAAATCTTGGAGCACAAGCACTAGAAGGTAGTGTTAGATTATCAGATTACGGCAGACACATTCCTATCATAGGACAGCTTACAGATGCGTTTGACCGACAACTAGATACATTTAGAGATTTATCCTCTTCTGGTGCGGCTTTTGGCAATGACATGTTTCAGTTGAGTGTCGTTGCTGGTAGAAGTGCTATTCCGATTAGAGATTTCACAGAACTTGTAGGTAGCAATTCTGCGGCACTAAGAAGATTTGGAGGCACTGTATCTGAAGGTGTTACAACCTTCGGTAGACTAGCAAAGGAAATGCGTCAAGGCTCAGTTGGACAACAACTTATGGGTATGGGTTTGACAACTAAGGAATTGAATGAGAATTTGATCAACTACAACGAAATGATGTTGTACATGGGTAAGAAGGAACAAATGACTGATCAACAGCTTATCTCAGGTGCTCAGAGATACAGTTTCGAATTAGATAGAATTGCAAAAATTACAGGTAGAAACAGAAAAGAAATAGAAGACGAAATGAATGCTCGCAAAGATAATGTATTCTTACAAGCGGCTCTAGCAAACATGAGTGTCGAACAGGCAGACAGATTCAATGCTTCTATGAGATTACTACCTCCTGGAATGGAAGGATTCGAAGATGCGTTGGTTGACATGTCTGACGGTAAAGCATTTACACCTTTGGCAAGAAATCTAAGTGTTATGAGTGAAACTTTTAGAACCAAAGCAAAAGATATCAAGAACATGGAACCAAAAGAAGTTGTCCAATTCTATCAAGATGTTGAAAAAGAACTACGCGAACACATGGGCAATTACGGTGATGATCAAGAACAGTTCCTTAGAAGTTTAGCAGATACAAATCCAGAACTATTTTCTGTATTCGAAAACATGGCAAAACTAAAAGGCATTACATTAGCAAACGCAGATGCGGCTGACAAAGAACAAAAGAAAAGAGACGAACTAACAGGTAAAATGGCAACACAGGAAGAAGGATTAGCAAGTGTGTTAGGAACATTCAAAGCTGATCTTTTAGAAAGTAAAATGTTTAAAGACTTCAAACAGATGGTAGCTGATCTTTTACCTAGCATAGAAGACATGGACAAAATGTATGAATCGGTCAAAACCGTGTTTATGGAAAATATTAAACCAGAACTAGATAAATTAGCGGCTTGGTTCAAAAGTCCAGAAGGTGGCGGAGCATTAATGGAGAATATGAAGACATTCTTCAAGGATACATTTGAAGTCTATTTGCCTTTAGTAAAAGAAAAATTTGATCAGTTTGTACAATTCTTCCAAGACATGTCTGATCCAGAAAAGCGTAAAGAATTTTTAGACGGTTTGGTAAAAAGTTTGAAAAATGGCTTTATAGGAATGATGACTGATTTTGATTGGACAGCTATGGGACTATCTATATTAGGTTTAATTACATTATCATTTGCAAAACTTAATCCGTTCGGTGCTGTTGCTAGTCTTATTATTGCAGGTGTCGTAGGATTTATAGGATGGGATAATATTAAAGAATTCTTTAGTAACATAGAACTTGGTAAAAAGTTTGGCGGAGCAGTGAAAGCAATCGTGGATGGATTTGTAGGATTATTTGGATTTGATATTGATTTTCCAAATTTTGGAGACTACCTACCTAAATGGTTAGGCGGTGGAGGCAGACCTCTAAAAGAACTTTTTGGTTTTGGAGATTCAAGCCAATCTAGCTCTAAACCACCTAAACTAGATGAAGATGTAGCTGAACAAGAAGTTAACAAGGCAAGTGAAACCAAATCAGCAGATTCTACGGGTGCTACCGATGGTAAAACTACAACCAGCAATGACATCACAGAACAGCTTGTGATGTTAAATAAGAATGTAGTGGATCTTATGGAGATTAACAGAAAACACTTGAGAGCTACTGAAAACAATAGCGAAACAGTGTAATAGGAAATAAAATGAGTTGGAAGAGATATTTTACACCGGTTGAAGGAACAGATGGAACAAGCAGTCCATTAAGTTCTACGGGCAATCAACCTGGTCCAGCTAGAACTAACTATTCTAGTTTTTTACCTGATGTCTATACAGGTGCTCCAAACAGAGTTGAAAGATATGGACAATATAATGTAATGGATCAGGATTCAGAAGTAAATGCGGCTCTTGACATATTAGCAGAATTTTGTACACAACAGAATACACAAAATAAAACAACCTTTACTTTAGATTTCAAGCAAACAGCAACAAATTCAGAAATAAAGATATTAGAACAGTACCTACAACAATGGCACAAAATGAATAGTTTTGAAACAAGAATGTTCAAAATTGTGCGTAACGTGTTTAAGTTTGGAGATGCTTTCTTCATTAGAGATCCAGAAACAAAAAAATGGTTCCATGTAGATCCAGCCAAGGTTTCAAGCATTATTGTAAACGAATCAGAAGGCAAAAAGCCTGAACAATATATTGTAAAAGATATAAACTTAAATTTTGTAGACAAAGTTGCTACAACACCTTATACTACTAACGGAAATATTACAGGCGGCGGAGACGGTTATCTAACAGGTGGTGTTAGAGGTATGGTTGGTAATACACAAACTCAAAGCAGTTCGTCTAGATTTGGTATTGATAAACAAAAAGAAATTGCTGTTGATGCCGAACACATGGTACATTTAAGTTTGTCAGAAGGCTTAGATAACAATGCTCCATTTGGTAACAGCTTACTTGAAGGTATATTTAAAGTATACAAACAAAAAGAATTATTAGAAGATGCTATCATTATCTACAGAACACAGAGAGCACCTGAACGTAGAGTGTTCTATGTTGATGTAGGTAACATGCCATCACACCTTGCCATGCAGTTTGTTGAAAGAGTAAAAACTGAAATACATCAAAGACGTATTCCAAGTAAAACAGGAGGAGGCACGAGTGTTATTGACAGTGCCTACAATCCTTTATCAACTAATGAAGATTACTTTTTCCCACAAACAGCAGAAGGTAGAGGTTCTAAAGTTGAAACACTACCAGGCGGTACTAACCTAGGTGAGATTGATGATCTTAAATATTTTACAAACAAACTTGTAAGAGGACTACGTATTCCAAGTTCATACTTACCAGCGGCCGCACAAGATGAAGGACAAAGTTCCTTTAATGACGGTAGAGTTGGAACAGCATTTATACAAGAACTAAGATTTAACAAATACTGTGAAAGATTACAAAATCTTATTTCAGAAGTATTCAATCAGGAATTCAAACGTTACTTGATGGAAAAAGGAGTTAACATAGATGTTGCTATGTTTGATGTTCATTTCCAACCGCCACAAAACTTTGCTAGTTACAGACAAAGCGAATTAGACAATCAAAGGATTGGAACGTTTGCTCAGATACAAGCTATTCCTTTTGTAAGTAATAGATATGCTATGAAACGTTTCTTAGGACTGTCTGAATCAGAAATGGCAGAAAACGAAAGATTGTGGAGAGAAGAAAACGACGAGAACTTATCTAAACCACCAACAGACGCACAAGCTGAAATGAGAGGCGCAGGAATAAGTGGCGCAGGCATAGATGCGGATATAGGTGGAGCAACAGATGTAGCACCAGAAGGTGAAGATCCAACTGTTGGAGCAGGCGGAACTGACACAACAGGAGCACCAGCAGACACAGCATTAGGGGGAGCAGAAGGCGGCGGTGAGACGCCACCGGCATAAATAGTAATATGATACTGCGAGAATTATTTTATTTTGACAAAGAAACTATTGAGCCCGTAGAAGATAAAACCTACGATGCTACTGATGACGAAAGTGTAATCAAAAGGGACGATACACGAAAAACTCGTCTTACTCTGAGGCAAATTAATAAAGCCAGAACAGCTTCAGAGATTCACGCAGAAGAAGAACAAAAAGAATTAGACTTCGTCCGTCAAATGTACGGCATTCAGGCACAACCAGAAATTTAAGAGGTAAGCCGATGACGGTAGCTTTCGTTGTAGGTAATGGCGAGAGTCGAAAAGACATAGATCTATATTCCCTAAAAAATTATGGAAAAGTTTATGCTTGTAACGCAGTATATAGGCATTTTCGCCCAGACTATCTAGTAGCAGTAGACGTTAAAATGATACTAGAAATAAATCAACATAAATGGCAAATGGAAAACGAAGTATGGACTAATCCTAATAAGCAATATCATGGCTTTCAAGGATTTAATTTTTTCCAACCAAGCAAAGGCTGGAGCAGTGGTCCAACTGCTTTATGGTTGGCAAGCACACATGGACATGATACAATTTACATATTAGGCTTTGATTTTCACGGAAAAAAAGACGATCAAGGCAATCGTACAAAGGTAAATAACTTGTACGCAGGAACGCACAATTATAAAAGATCAGGCGAACCGGCAACATATTTTGGTAATTGGGAAAGGCAAACTGCTTCTACTTGCGAAGGACATGGCAGGACACAATATATAAGAGTTGTAGAGAACGGTGACGACTTTATACCAAAACAGTTAAAAAAAGTAGATAACCTGACACACATCACAGTGGACGAGTTCAGGAAATATTATGATTTTTAACACCAACGTGTCAAAACGACCCGTTTTGACGCCATTTTCCACGTATTTTATAACAAAAGTGTAAATAATACTAGACAGCCTTACATCAATTTTAAACAGGAGAAAACAATGGCAGATCAATCAAAACTAGAGCAAATGCTCGAAAAATTGGTAAACAATGATCGCGATGGAGCGGATTCATTGTTTCATGAATTTGTAATAGAAAAATCACGTGGCATCTATGAAAAAATGCTTGAGGACGACATGAAAGACTTAGAAGTCGACGA